TAAGTCGTTTTAAGTAGGTTTCATAATATTCTATCATATCTTACTTATCAAAGTCATACATTCAAAAATTGTAGACCGAAAATATTCATATCTCAAATATTTTAAACTCGTAAGCTTGTCAATTAAAATATAATAATTAATTGTTTTTTCTTCATCAGAAAAATCTTTAATTTCTATAATAATTGAATCTAGATATTTCTCCCATTCTCTATTGCGTTCGAATTCGCATAAAAGCCCATATAGCTTATTTTTAAGCTTATTCTGATAGCCTTCGCGCGCTTCTTGAGCCAATTCCGCGTTCATTGCTTACCTGCCATTTTCGTAAAATCAAAAGGCTTGCCTTTTCTGGAACGATAATATCTAGCTTCAAGATTGGCGGCCTTTGAGATCTCTTGCGCAAGCATTTTACGCATTTTATCCATTAAATTGGCGGGAGAAAAATCAATTTCATCATACATAGGACGAATGTTTTCCCAAGTCATGAGCGAACGATTTAACCATTCAACTTTCATATAACTTGCAAGAATTTGAATCTCTTCATTATCCAAATCCTCATTAAATTCTCCATCAGTCCTATCTAATAAATTCTTACGAGGAAATTTAAAGTATGGAATAGCGCTATCAAGTATTTGTTTTAAATCTTCTTCTATATTCGCTGGATTCCATCCAGCCCATTCATCTTCTAATATCTTTGCTAAAAAAGCGTCATACACTTTACTATAAGAGGTCATAAAAAAACCTCCTTAATTCTTTGCGGTTTCAGCAACTTCCTGCTTCTCCATTCTACGAATTTCAATACCCTTTCGAATATCAATTCCGCTTGTCTTCTTAATTAAATCCGTCTTATCATAATCAGCAATTTCTTTATCAATCGCCAAATTAGCAAGAGTATTTAACTGGAATTTAGACATTTTCTTTAAAGCAGTTTCAAATTCTTCAAAAGGAGCAACCTTTAAAAGCCTTACCATCTGCATTTCATTTAAAACAAAAAGGTTTTCGGGCTCTTTCGCATCATCTGGCTCTAATCCAAGCTTCTTTTTGGCTTCCATATCATCAATACTAAGAACGCCTTGCTCAAGCATATGCTTAAAACCAGGATCAAAAATCGCTTCTTGTAAAATCTCAAAATCAATTGGAATTGTCGCGCCCATCATAGGCCATTCTCTCTTAAATCTAAGCTGAGGAAGAGAGACTCCAACAATTCCTTTAACCATACTAGTAACTTTAACCTTATCCATTTTTTACTCCTTTTAACGCACGGAGGAGCTTTCGCTCCTCCGCTCAATATCTCATTTTAAATTAAAAATTATATCCATAAGGATTATAAGAATTATCTTCTAGAGACGCATTGACGTAAATACCCCAATTATGATGTGTCATTACGCCAAGACCCATCTTCTTATAAGTATGAATTTCGATAGACTGGTCTTTATTAATGAAATCCCACATCTGAGTCTGGCCTTCTAAAACAACCTTAACAACCTTTTCTCCACCAGTAGGTAGAACAAAGGCAAAGCGGTCATCAAAAGTAACCTTATCGTTATTTTCATCGATATAAGACTGAGGAATTTCAACAACTGGAGTGCCGCGGAAAATACGAATACGACCAGTATTATGAATAGCATCAATATCATCCTGATGATAAATACCCTGGTAACCCGCGCCACCGGGAACAATGCAATCGGGACCCATCGCGCCAATAAAGGCAGGAGTGGCGAAGATATTTACGCCTTCACCGGAAGCCTTAACTGTGGCAATAAGCTTAAACATATGCCCTGGGTCAAAGCCATTATCATAATACTGATTCGCAGCAGGACGGCCCTGAGCATTATAAGCAGCCTTAAGAGCGGCCATGGTCTGGTAATAAACTGCATCTTCTAAACCTTCAGTAACAATTTCCATAATGTCGGCCATGTTTTCCGCGCCATCGAGGAAACGTTCGAAATCAATTGTGCCAGCTCCGCCAATCGCGCCCATATTGACGGTGAAGGTATCAGAATCTAGACGGAAGGTTTCATAAACGCCAGAAAGTCCAACCTGAGTTAGGAACTTCTTCGCACGCATACGACCCTTCTTGTTCTTAAAGATAGCGCGCTGGCCCTGTGGGACAACCTGAACTTCTGCGAACGTACCAATGCGGTCAATTACATTCTTTGGTACGATTTCATCAGCAGTTTCAATTATGATTTCAAAAATATCATACTTGTTCTTATTAAATTCGTTAATAGACTTGGCCATTCCACCAAGCTCTTCTCTTAGCGCCTTATCAACGCTATCAATGCTATAATTAGCAGGAGCATTTCTCTTAGCAGCACATAAAGCTAGCTCTTTAATTTCCTGAATTGTTGCCATCTTATTGTCCTCCTTAAATTAAGCCGCAAGAGCAAGAACTTGGAAACGAATTCCGGGCTGGCCATCGGGCATTGTAAATAGACTGCGAACCTGAAGCTTTAGACAACCGGGCTGGACAGTCGCAGTAATCTTAATGCTGCCATCTTCGCTAATCGTGCCATAAAGACGAGTTTCAGCTGCATTCTTTAGGGCTTCCATAAAAGCTTCCTGATCAGCAAATTCATCGGTGTCAAAACTTACACAATTGGTAGTGAACTTATCGCCAACATCAAGATAGCCAAGACGTGGATAGAACTCATTATAACCATTCTTAAAGTTCTTTAGACCGGGTGTCCGTTCATCATACATATGTTCAGTAGAATAAACTAGGCCAAGTACACGGTCTGCGTTACCAGAGGTTCCTTCTGGGAGATAAACTTCACGAGCAACATTGTCAATAGCAAGAATCATACCATTTTCGGCTGGATACTGCTTAAACTGCTCTTCATTTAGTTTGCACTGTGCTTCAATGCGGCCATCACGGCGGAAAGCACATTGATTTAATTCTAGCTGGCCATAACCATCAATAATCATTCTCTGTAAAGCCATTATTGTAAACCTCCAATTAATTAGCCCTTATGTTTTTCAAGGAGCTTTTCAATGCCGCTTAATTCTGTTTCGTCAGGTTTAGGAATAGGATTCTCTCTCTGCATAGAGAAAATAGAAGGATTGGCTTTGACCAACTCAAAAGATAATTCCTTTTCCAAATCGGCAATAGTAAATGTATCAGCAACACAACGAACGCGTTCAATAACTTCATCATCTAACTGGTCTTGATACTTAGCAAAAATAGCTTCTTTTTCTTCATCTTCTTTCTGCTTCTTATAAGACTTTAGTCCTTCAACTTCAGAAGTTAAAACTTCATTCGCTTGTTGTAATGTAGAATAGTTATTCTTTTCTGTTTCAAGAGAAGCATTTAATTCTTCAATTTGCGCGTCTTTCTGCGCGGATGCTTCGGTAAGAGCTGTATATTCTTGAACCTTAG